TCGCGTCAGTGTCGCGTAGAACCCTGCAAGCTCCTCTATGCTCAACCCGGCCTTCGCCGCGTTCGTCGCCACCATCCCCATCGACCCGGCTAACTCGGGAAACGTCGTCTTGCCGCGTTTGACGATATTGAACAGGACGTCGCTAACCCGCCCAGCTTCGCTGGCGTCTAGGCTGTAAGCGTTCATCATCGTGGTCAGGATGTCTGCCGCCGTCCCGGTGTCGGTCATCCCTGCCGCTGCCGCTTTGGAACTCACCCGCAAGACGCTCATCGCGTGTTCAACGGGAACGCTGGCACTCAGGATGTCGTACAAGCCCTTGGACAGCGAGCTGGTCGATTCCCCGAACTCGACAGCCATCCCCCGCAACTGGGCCTTGAACTTGTCCATCTGCGGGCCGGTGTTCCCGCTCAGCATCGTCGAGACGGACGCCAACTGCTTCTCGAAGTCGGCCCACACCTTGATTGAGGCGACTGCCCCGACCCCGGCCACCATGCCAATCCGCGTGAAGCTCGCGCCGATGGCTTTGCCCGCCTTGGCGGTCGCCGCCTGGAGCTTCACCAGGCTGGCCTGCATCTTCTTCAGCTTCGCATGGAACGCGCTCGTGCGAGCTGTGAAGGTGGTGTAAAGCGTTTGAATTTCACCTGCCATCAGCCGTCAACCTCCGCCGCGACCAGTAGACGGATCTGGCAAGAAAAGAACTTGCCCCCGTCGATCCGACTGAAGTCCAGCACGTTGTCCATGAAGCGGACGCCCGTATAAACGGTGCCGGTAGTGTGAGTGTAGCTGAACGTGTTGCTCGGCCCCTTCGCCACATCGTTGAAGTAGGTCTGCAACGCAGTCTTCTGGGCGGCGGTCAGGTCTCGAAAGTCCAGCACCCAGATGTTCTGGGTCATCGAGTTCTTTTGGTAGGCGTAGGTCGTCCCGTTGACGGTTCGCCCCGAAACAAACCGGGCCTGCGGTCGCACGTCCTGGCCGCCGCCGACTGGCCCGTTCATCACCACCGTGCCGAGCGTGACCGTGTCCGCCATCAATCATCTCCACCCACCGGATCACCACCGCCTGCCCGCTGCGCCTTGGCGGCGTCCTTCTCGGCTCTCCACTCAGTATACCGCAACCGGGCATCGTCGGGCGATATGCCTTTCCCGCCCAGCCACTCCCGGTGATGAGGTCGTCGGTCCAGGTAGCCCGCGCCCTCGTTCGCCAATGAGCTGCCGATGGACAGCACCCTCGCCTCGTCCGGCATCTCATCGTATGCGGATCGCAGGCTCAGTGCGCTGTCCTCGCCCGGTCGTACCTTCATCGCTGCCATCTCTTGCAGCGTGCCGTCGATGGACTTGCGCCCCTTGTTGTCCGTGTGTGGATAGGTCGTGACGGCGATCATCCACTGGATGTCCGCGACTCTCGACTCGATGATAAACTCTAGATGATCGAAGACCTCCAGCCAGGGAAGACGGTCAATGGCGTCGATGCTCCACCCGTAGTGATACGCAAGCTGGTGTTCTATGCCGACCCACCATCGGTCTGATCGCTCAGTTCCACCACCCGCTTCATCACTGTCGTCACCGACGCCATCAGTGCGTTTCCCTCCAGTTCCAGGATCTCCGTCAGGTCGTTGACCACCGCCGCCGCTTGACGCAGACGCAACCAGTCCACCGGACGGGTGATGCCCTTGAGTGACGACGCATCAGCCACGCACGCCTTCACGAAGTCGGGCGTGAGGTCGCCCAGGATCTCGTCGAGCGCGGCCATCAGGGGAGCCATAGACGCAGCCCCGCCCGCAGTTGCATCCGGGTCGCTGAACACCTCACCCGCCCGCACCGCCAGCCGTTCCACGATCAGGGGCTTCAGCTTCTTGTAGCCATTCCAGTTCAGAGCCCCCACCTTGATCGTCTCGCCCGTGGTCAGCTCCACGTCGATCACCTGGGGCCGATCTTTCTCCGTCGCCATCCGTGTTCCTCCATAACAAAACGCTAGGCCAGCCGGTGTGGTTTCCGACTAGCCTAGCGTCAGCAGGGCAGCGACTCAAGCGGCGATTAGCTCAGGTTCAGCAGCCCGATAAGCGAGCCGTCAGTTTTGGTGGTATCAGCAAGGGCGGCATATTCGACTTCGAGGATGCGGTCGTCGTCGTTATTGAAAGCCATGCTGACCTCGCCGATGGGAGTCACCGAGTAGAACTCGACGGTCTTGGCGGCGTCGGCTGTCAGGAACGGCGTGATGTCCATTGACTGGGTCGTGTAGATGTAACCAGCCGACCGACCAACGCCCTTCGACGTACCGGCGTCGGTGCCGGGGTCGTATATTTCATTCAGCGTCGCTTGCGCCCACTCGGCCCAAGGAACGGTCACCCGCACCTCGTCACCCGTATGGATGATGGCGATGGCGGTCGAGCCGTACTTGTCAACGATCCGTTCGCGGTTCTGTGGAGTCACTGTCGCGGTGACTCCCCCGGTCGTGTTTCCGATGGTCGCTTCCGACGCTGCTGCACCCAGCTCCACGTCAGCCGGGCCACCTACAATGTCACCAATCGCCATGAGTCATCTCCTGCTATGTCGTTTTTCGAATCGTTACCCGCCACTCGGTGGCGAGGTGCCTGATATGCTTGCCGTCGTCCTCGATCTCTACTGTACCAACGAATCGGGCGTTGGTCCTAGTGCAGTTAGTCACGTTGTAATTCGTCGTGCTGATCTGTGTCGTCACCACTCTCGGGATCTCCAGCAGCTCGTCGAGACGCGACTTGATCTGCTCGTTGGTCCTGGGGCTGGTTGACCACACGTCGATCTGCACGTCAGCGTGGAACTCGCCGTAGGCACTGACCGCGTTGGCTGGCCCATCGGCCACCTGCCACAGCGTCAGCATCGGGAACCCGGTCTCCAGAGGCGGGTCACGTTCGTAGACCGACGACGCCGACGCCAGCATCGCGGTCAGCGTGGCGTCACCCACCAAGATGTCCCTCACCTCCTTCCATACTTCCGAGAGGTCAGCCACTACCCGCCCCCTCGCATTGTCCGGCCCACCGACCGAAGCGTATCAGCCAGCAAGAACTTCGCGCTGGCACGGAACCCGAACGCCGCAGGACGCAACCACGGCATCTGCTGACCCATCGCGCCCCGCTCCATCTTTGCAGGCCATGTGGTGACTGCCATCGAGTCCATGATGTCGTCACCCGTCCCCAGCCGCTTCACAGCCCCACCGGCAATCCGCGCCGTTCCGTACTCGACGAACACGCCGTAGTCGAGGTTCGTGCCGATGCGGGCCTGCATCATCAAGCCCTTGCCCCGGTACTTGATCTGATACCGGATTGACCCCTTCAACCGTCCTGGGAACTTGCTCCCCTGCTTTCTTGACCCAACAGGTACTCGCTGCTTCGCCGCCGTCTGGACCGCCTGGGCGATGGTGGTGAGAGCCTTCTGCACTTCAGCGTCCAGCACACCCGTCGCACGGGCGAGCTTCATCTTGAACTGGCTGACGCCGCGAAGCGACGCGGTCGGACCCACGACAGCCATCAGGTCCGCTCCAGATACGCCGTGAGCATCTTGCCCTTCCCCGTCTCGTCGCCGACGCCACGCACCTCGTAGGTCGCGCTGTCCACCACGACTCGGTCGCCGTCACCGTTGTCCGACGCCTGCGGCTTGATGTCCACGCCTGGCTTGAAGAACCCCACGGCACTGAAGTCGTACTCCCGGCCTGCCGCTGTCTCGTCGATCTTGCCGTTTCGTTGCTGGATCAGGCACGGCACGTCGGTCGATGAACTGGCCCAGACCGGTGTGGACTCGCCGTAGTCGTCCACCGTACGTGCCCATCGCTCAATCGTCGCTCGCTGCGTGAGGAGTCCTGACAGGCTCATATCAATATCATGTTCCGGTAGCGGTTGCAGATGCCCCTGATCGTCGCCAACTCGGGGATCCCCGTATCCTCAAGCAGCGTGTACGAATACGAACCCAGCTTCTCCGACTTCACCGGCATCCCGTTCTCACGGCTGGCTCGCATCCACGCCACCAGGATTCGACACGCCCCCGCGATGTCGCTTGGCACCGTGCTGTACCCGGCGACGTAGATCACCTTGACGTTCCCGGTTCCCCTCGGCCACTCGCCCCAGGTCTTCGGCTGGTGGTCAGCGGTGAACGTCCCCGGTCCCTTGATCGCCACCAGTTCCCCGGTGTTGGATTCGTTCTCGACCTCGGTGCGGATAAAGAAGTCCTCGCCCGCTGTCCACTCGGTGGCGCTGGCGAACGCCCCGCTGCCCTGACCGGCGTAGCCGCTGTCGTCAACGTGGACCGAAGTCACCGCCGTCACTGGCCGCTGCTTCAGGACCAGCATCTGCGTCCCGTCGCCGCTGTAATACTCGGTCAGCGTGGCCTGCTCGATGGTGCGACCGATGTAGCCAAGGATGGCCGCGTCAGCGTCAGCGATCAGCAGGTTGAGCAGAGTATCCTCTGCCGCATCGGTGATGCCCAGATACGTCTTCAGGTCGGCGAGAGTCGTCAACGCCACAGCTCACCTCCCTCACAGTTCCTTCTTGAGCTTGTCAACGTATGCCAGCGTGTCCTTGCGTGACATCGGGCACGGCGGGATCGTGTACCGGGTCGGCACCAGCAGCACCGCGTCCTTCTTGCTCGGCTTGGCTGCTGGCGTCTCGTCGGTGGTTTTCTTCTTTGCCATGTCCTTGGTCTCCAGAGGGGAGGCCTCCCGCTGACCCGGCGTGAGGAAACCGGATCAGCGGGTGGCACTCAGTAGCGTAGACCTAGCTGTTGAGCAACTCGTCGCAGAGGGAGAACGCCTTGACGTGGCGTGCGCCCGCGTCCATCGACATGATGGCCCGCACCCAAGTCTGGTCGTTGGCGAACGGGGTGTCACCCTGCGTCGAGGTGGCGAACTCAAGAACACCAGCCCGTGCGATCAGCCACTCGCTGAACACGCCGAACAGGACGTAGGTCAGGTCGGCGCCCGAACCCTTTGCGCGGACGTTGTTGACCTGCGTCGAAACGTAGACTGGATGCCCGAACAGACGCGGTGGCAGTCCGTTCTCGATCTGTCCACGGTTCGTCTCGAACAGGAACGAGCCTTCGCCGTCAGCGGACGACACAGCAGCGGCACGCGAGTTGTAGAGACCAACGAACAGCTCTGGCCGCATCAGGAATGCCGCCGACGAGGTGTCGAAGTTGTCCTCAAGCACGGAAGCAGCCATCCGACCGGGATCAGCCGGACCGAACGTGTTGCCGTTGGTGCCGACAGTTGTCGCCGCCACAGCGTTGATGCCGCTCGTCGTGATGATGCCTCCCGGTGCAGTCGCGGAGGCATTGCCGTCCAGCATGGTGCTGTCGGCCTTCAGTGCGAGCGTGGTAGCAAGATCGTTCCGCACGAACGCTTCGATGCTCGGCGTGGCGTACCGGATCAGCTCGTTGGGCAACTTGACCAACCCAGCCAACTTCTTCGCTGTCAGCGAGAGGGTATCGGTGCCCATCTCGCTCGCCGTGATCGCTGCGTTCTCACCCACCCAGTAGGCGGTGAGTCCAGACGTGTGGCGCGGGAAGTCGATCTTGCCGTTCGGCGGCAGACTGATCTCGGTCGCACCGGCCTGGTCCAGAACGCTCTTTGCGCGGATCAGTTCGATGAGTTCGCCGAGCGGAGCGTTGGCGACCAATGCACCAGCCGGGTCACTTGACCAACTGATCGCCTGACCGACAGTGCCGCCGATCTTCTGGGCGACCCAGTTCCTTTGGTCCGCGTCCGCACCGGAGACGGACTGAGCCATCGCCTGACGCAACTCGGTTCCCAGCCCCGTGTCGAGGTTCTCGATGTGACTCGAACCAAGCGGCACGAGCATGGAGTTCGCACCGGCCAGCGTCATGCCGCCCTGATCAACATAATGCTGACGCAGACGGTCGTTGACATCTAACTCGTATTTCGCCTGCTCCGGTTTCAGGAATCCCTGCCGCACACCGAGTGCCCGCAGGAAGCTGTAGCCCTGGCTCCCGGTCTGGGGACCGACGTGACCCGCTGCCGAACCGCCGCCGAACAACTGGCTGGCGTTGGTCGAGGGTTGTGCCAGCCCGTCCAGCTTCTCATCGAGAGCAGCCTGCCGCTCCATGAGCGGGGCGACCTGTTCGTCGACTGTTGACTTGACCGCGTCCACGACCTGCTGCACATCGTTGGTCGCTTCGCTTCTCTCGTCCGTCATCCGTGATCTCCTAGTGATGGTGCGACCTATCCGGTAAGCCGTGATAGTTTTGCTTCTAGTTTGTCCATCGCGGCGGTCACTGGCTTGAGTGCCTGGGCCACTGCGTTGGTTGCTCCCTCAATCTTCTGCCGTTGGGCACGCTCGTTGGCGAGTTGCTTGGCGACGCCCTCGTAATCAATTGTCTGGATCGGCGGTTCTGTGTCAACGTCGGATGCCTGCTCCTCGTCGTCTTCACGGTGTCGCTCATACTTGACCGTCACGCTCGTCTCGTCTTCATCGACCGAGATGACGTGCTGGCGTTCAGGCGACCAGCCCGGCGACCAGACTGGCACCGGTCCGCCCATCTGCTTCATCACCGGCAGCAGCGACATCGTGATGACCTCGCCGTTGACGTGTCCCCGGTCCAGGCATCGACGCACCGCACCAGGATCAGCCGGGATCGAAACCACCGACCATTCCAGCAGGTCGCTCTCGGTGTAGTCCAACCCGATGCCGTCCACCAACGACACCTCATCATCACCCAGGTCTTGTGACTGCCTGATCGACAACTTGCGCGCCCGCTTCGGCAGGAACTGCACCGACGCCGTCCGCAGAATCCCCTCGTCGATCAGGGCGTAGATCGTAGCGGCTTCGGGTAGCGACTGGCTGAAGTACGCCCGAGCCGTGGCCCGGTTCTTTGTCAGCCGCACGCTCAACTTCCCGTCCGGTCCCTCGCTGGTCCCGATGGGCAGAGTGGTGTTGAGTCCGTGGTCGAACATCACCACCGGGTTCGTCCGGTAGTGGTCGAGCATCAGGCCACGCCCGTTCTCGCCATCAGCGATCTGGACGATGTTGCCGTGTCGGTTCGGCTCACGCTGCCTGGTCAGCACGATGAAGTCGGCAGACATCTTGGTCGGCTGCGTACTCTGCACCACCGTCTCGTCGGACCAGTGCTGGAGATAGCCGCTCGGCAATCGCTCGGCATCAGACGCTGCCGCCAACGCCTGCTCGCCGGTCAGGATTCGGACAGCCGACTGCTTGAACTCGGGCGGGTCCAGGTCCATCGCCTTGAGGTGCTTGGCGAGGTGGTCATACGCGCCACGCCGTTCGCTCTCGCTCATGTCCACGCCACCACGCCCGCCGTTGATCGCAGCGATGGCCGCGCTGACGCCGTGCCGGTTCACCTTCAATGAGCCGCCGACAACCTCGTGGTGCGGCAGCGAGTATTCGCCGAGCGTCGTCCCGTCTCCGTGGACGAACGTGAACCCCTGCTCGTACTTGGATCGCTGGCCGCTGTTGCCCAGGTCGAGGTCGCCGACGCCGGACGCCCACCCCCCCAGGCTCTTGCGTGCCGCGTCTCCATCCCATCCGGCGTCCTCTGCCATAGCCGGGGTCGCCTTGTACGGCACGACCCCCTGCCCGACCCCGAACGCCTGCTCCTCTTCCTCCATGTCATCGCCTTCGTCCTCGTTGTGAGCCGCCCAGGATTCCTCGCAATGCGCCAGCCGCTTCTCGTCGTCGGGGATCTCAGCCACCACGTCTGCGTCAACCAGACAGTCGGCGATCCACTTGTCTCGTGCCTCGCCCTCACCCTCGGGCGGGTTCTCGTCATCCTCGGCCTGCGCCTTTGCCGAGTACTCCTCGGGCACGTCTTCGCCTTCACCCTCGGCTTCCGGTGCTTCGGCTTCCGACCAGATCAGCTCGCACACTTCCTCGCGTTCGCCGTCCGATTCGTATTCCTCGTTCATGTCCACGTCGGCCATGCACCGAGTGAGAAACGATCCGTGCCGTTCTTCTGCCTTGGGTTCGACAGCCATCTTCCGTGACCTCCGTTTGCGTTTCTTCTGGTCGCCGTACCCCTGACCTTCTTCCCATTGAGCGTAACAGAACGCGGCTCGCTGGTCATCGTCAGGAAATGTCTCGCGTGCTTCAGCGTCCCTCATGCACCGCCGGATGAACGGCACCCGGCCCTCGTCGTCGAGTGGATACGGCATCAGAGATCAACCATTCCGCTACTGTCACAGCGGCAGTTTATGATATTGGCCCCGCTACCGTTTCGGTCGCCAGGATACATGAGCTGCTCGCCGCTGACCGTGAACGTCGAGGCATTCGGGACCGCATCCCCGTTCGGCTTGACGTGGTTCCACTGGCTCGATGGGTCTTTCATCCCACGGGTGTCGTTGTCCAGCGCGCTGATCCAGATCTTCTTCGGGATGGCGTTGAGGTCGCGTACCGTCTGGGCTGAATGGTTCATCGCCGACGTGCCCTCTGTCCTGGCGATGGTCATAGCCTGACCCTTGTACGCTCCCACCCTGATGATCGACTGCACCTCG